TATAGGATCAACACCATCATGGAACGTTTCCTTAAGGATGAGGCTATCACTTTCAAGAAATATGATGCACACAAAGTTAGGGGCATCTCTGCCCCTCAAGTGTTGTTCATCTTGTTGGTCAGGGCTTACTTCCTTCCGCTTATGTGTGCACGAATGAACTTTCCTAGAGAGTTTGAATCTGCGGTTGGATTGAATGCTGCTGGCAGGGATTGGGACCGTGTCTACGGTTTTCTGCGCGATCCTAATCGTATTTTCAATGGCGATTTCAAAGATTACGACATCTCTGCGTTGTGTGCCATCATCACCACCACTGTCTTCCAACATTATGACTACATCTTTGTATGGTGTTCTAAGTTCAATCCTGCAATTGATGAAGCCTTCTTGACGGCCAGTAGGACATTGGGTACTGAAATATGTTTCCCATTGTATTGTTTTTCTGGTGTCATGGTTTTTGCTTTTTCTTCGATGCCTTCTGGCAATCCGATCACTGTTCACATTAACAACGATGCCAATCGCTTGCTTATGAGAGTTGTATTTTACTACCTCTATTACAAGCACGAAGGCAAGCCACCTAACAAGCTTTTCAAGGACTTGGTTGACTTGTGGTGTTTTGGCGATGACAATCTTGGTTCTGTTGACGTTCGTGAGAAGTATTTCAACCACACTTCCATTGCTGAGACTCTTGCTATCTTCGACATTATTTACACGATGTCGGATAAGGAGGCTGAATCCGTTCCTTTTATCCACATTTCTCTTGCTGACTTGTTGAAACGCATTTTCAGGTACCATGAGGATATGAAGGCTATTGTTGGCCCCATTGAGGTGTCTTCCATCATGAAACCATTGCACATGTTTAGCAAGGATACACCACTTTGTACGGGTGAATATGTTGCTGGTGCCATTCGTTGTGCGCTTGATGAGTTTGCCTTGCATGGAAAGGATGTATACACCCAAAAGAGAGTGGAGCTTGAGGGTGCTGCTGATGATTTTGATGCTAATTCTGGTGTCAGTCCCAAGGTTAGGGATTTCCTTGTGCTACCATCATACGATGATATCGTTGATAGGTATGCGAAGACTGAAAGCATCATGGACAAGTTCGATTTCATGGATCAATGGAAAGCCCATTCCGGTGAGGAACCGTATTTTGTTGAAGTCTTGTGCGATGATGGATATCCGAGCAAGCCCGAATGCTATAAGGATGAAGATATTATTGCGTTCGTATGGGAACATTATTTCCTTTGGTTTAACTGGATTCTTTCGACTTTCCTTTGTTGGCAGTGGAAATACAGACCGAAGGCTGTTTTCGATTTCTATGGTTTTAGGAAATTGCTCATTTTTTGTGCGGTATTGCAGCCTAAGAATCCTTTGCTGCTTGCGTTTGCCGTTTGGCATGGTGCGAGCAGGGTTGTATTTTTGCATTATTACCGTAACATGATATCCAGAATGAAGGAAGCTTGTTATTGTGAGTTCGAACCTGAGAGAATGGCTTGGTATAGCATAGTCGACAATGCCAAATTGTTCGCTCATACCAAAAAAGTCACGACTCTCAAGGTGCTTAAAAGGAAGAGTTTCACTGAGACTTTCCGCATTCATGTGAATGGTGGTTTTTGGAATGATTACCGCTTCAAGCAATTTGGGAGAGCCGCACTCAAATCCACTAGGCAGTGGAGGTACATGTGGTATTATCGCACCTCGTGCATTTTGCCAGCGGTTGTCACGGAGGCTAGGAAGCTGCAAGCTAAGCGTCAAAGGATGCGCGCTTGCCTTGATGACATAGGAGCGGAGCTCAAGATGTTGAGCCACAACGAAGGACAGGCTATTTACAT